CATTAAAGACACCATAAGCATAACGCTCACGTAGTCTCATCATCTTCCGTTCGCGAGAAATATCTTCCCACTGAATTTCCTTGACATCTTCATCTATGAAGATTGCACCAACGTTTCCACTTGATACTAAGATCATATGGCCGAGGTTACGTTCAGCATCAAAGGGTACTGAAGGATCGACAACGATTTTTAGAGTAACTGGGAAGTAGCCAGGAAGGTTGAAAGTAGCAGTCATACCATGCTCACGACCACCGATACCTGTTGCTTCGGCACCAGAAGGTGAGCCATAAGGAGTAATTCTGTTACCTAAGAACTCACCAAGTTTACCAATACTACCATTAGAGAATGGAGCTAATGGACCTGGGTTACCACTATACATATTGAAATAAGAGCCACCATTTCCATTTACGAATAGTGTTCTTAGAACTGGATCTTGAATCCAAGTATAGAAGTGCATTGGGGAGACCAATAGAGTATCTGGTAGATAACCTTCTTGATGCATATGTGCAATGGCTTTTAGTAGTGAATCACTATCTAATGAACCGTTAGCAGCACCGTCCATACCACGACCTTTTAGGATACCATATAGGGAGTTAGTAGGATTGAGGTTATCGAATAGAGTGACACCAAGAGATAGCATGAAGTTGATACCTTTGAAAGCTTTATGCCGCCAAAGAGCATTTCTCATTGCTCTCATGTTCATACCGAATAGGTCCCAGCTAGAATATTTGAGTGCTTCCTCAGTGAAAGCAATCTGAATACCAGCCTTACCAACGGTAGATACCTGCATACCACCACCGAAGGTGAAGTCTACTTCTGGATAGTTACCCTGTTCTGGTACGTCATCAGCTTCGGCATGGAAACCAATAGCGCCAATCATTATCTGAGTGGTTAGATGCTGAGTTCTAATCTCATTGAAGAACAGAGGAATATTGCTAATAGGCATTACTGGTTCACTCATTATCATTTCTACAGTAGTAGAAAGAGTCTGAGAAACGTTAGGTAGTGATATTAAGTCCTGAGCTTCTTTTTCTGAGCGTAGTAATACTGGATAGAATTCTTTCCAGTCTAAAGCATCATCACCATTACTATCGGGCAATGTACCGTTATTAAATATAAGATCTTTTATATAGCGTCCAGCGGCGCGGCCTTCTGGAAGGGCTAGATCTTGACCTGAGCGTGTCTTAATCATAGAATAAACTCCTTTTTCTTTTTTTATTAAATACGGAAGGTTAGTTTGACGAGAGTATCGGCAATGGCTTCATCTGGTGTAGTAATGTGATGAGTAAAGCCTTTAGATGCAGTACCAGCCATTTTTGAAGTAGCAGAAACACCAGCAAGTGACCAGCGTGATTTTACCATGGTCATTAGCGGACCGGGCTCAACGCGAGTACCATGTACGAAACCAAGATCGGGGTCTGTGCTAGCAAGACAGTCTCCGGTAGATCCTTTGATAACGAAGTTACTTTGTTCATCGATAGATAGTCTACCACCTAATCTCATTTCGCCATCAAAATAGATAAAGTGTTCACTAGCAGCGCCAGTGGAAGCATTATCATAAGCGGTATAAGACAGAGTAATAGTTGTGGCACCAGTAACTAAGGTAGCCCAAGTATCAGCATGTAGGAATAGCAATCCAACTTCTGCATCTAGATACCAGTCACCTTCTCTAGAAATAGCAGCTATTGAAGTCTTTTCACGAACTAAAACGCCATCGGTATCGCAGGATACTGGTGTACGATCAGTGTTTTTGGCGACTGGTTTACTTGCTAGAGCTATAGCAACAACATCTTCAGTTGTTAGAGAATAGCGAGCAAGATCAGCTAGGCCATCGATATCCCATAGTTCCCCAGGTTGTGGGAAGTCACCAGCACCAGAAGCAGCAGAGACTGCAACGAGTGAGCTTGCATCAAAAGCGTCATCGTCGACAGCTAAAGCTGCACGATAAGGAACTTTCATTTGATGGAAAGTATGGAACATAACTGCATGTTGCAGATTCTTGTTAGTCCACCATTGGTTATTCTCTTCAGCAACACCATTCCATTTCCAGAAGTCATAAGCAGCTACACCAACTGGTAGAGAAACGAATGCTTCAACAACGGCTTCGATATCGGCATCAGAAGCTGGAGGATTAGTAGCAACGACATCTTCTAATACTAGACCACGTTCTACTATAGCGCGAGCAACCTGTAGAGCTGTATAGTTAGTTGTACCATTAACAGCATAGCGAGCACCAGTTGTTAAGTCAACGACGCCTTGAGCATAATCTGTAGCAGTATAAGTAAGTACATTTGTAGCACCTGCTTTAACTAGTTTAGCACGATAGCCTGCTGGGACTAGGTATCCATCTGTAGTCATAGCAAGTGGTTTACCGACTGAAACGACGAAGTATTCAACGCCGCGTTTATTATCTTCTTTTGTGAAGGCTATTGGTAGCCAAGGAGCAGGGCGGAAAGCACCTTGTGGACGTTGAACGTCATCGCTTTCGAATACTGCTGGAGTTGGAACACCAAAAAAATCTTCACGTAATTCAAATTGAGCTGTGGTTCTGATTGTCATTTAAATCTCCGTTAGTTTAAATAATCATTTATATCGAATTTGGATGGTAGATAACCTTTTCGTATTAAGTTATTTACATATGCAGAAGCAGAATCTTTATCTAATTCTGTTTTCTGCTTATACTCATTTACTACTTTAGTTATAAAAGTTGAATTAATTTTCTTAGTTAAAGTTGCCTCATCAACTGCACCAGCAGTCTGAGGATCTTCAACTTTCTCTTTTTCTATATTCTGATTTCTTTCCTGTTTAGAGTCAAGTAAATCTTTGACATTTCTTAATTCTTCTTTTAAATTGTCTATTTCAGATAATGCTTGCTCATAATTTCTAGTCATATCTGATAAATCAGATTTCATTTTATCTGTTTCAGCATCTACTGCTACACTAACTTTAGACAATCTTTCAGTCTTAAGATCGATGCAAGCTGTAACTATTTTCTTTTGTTCATCTGTTAGCTTACTGCGTGCGATTAAGCTTTTAGCTGCATCACTATACTCTTGACTTGCTATAGGAAATAATTTATCAGCACTGCAGAATACATTTGCATCTAAATCTTTACGAATGTCTACTGATAGTTTTGCTTCAGTATTTTTGCTGGAGACTTCTGCATCTAATGCTAAGTCTAACACAGCCCAGTCTATTGATTCATCATTAATAAACTCTACTACTATTTCTTTATCTTCCTCTTTCTTTACTGGTACGGTGATAGATTCCAAAATATCTGTTAAGGATTTCAACTTAGTATCTAAGCTACGAATCATCTCATCTGTAAAAGCGTTGAGTGATTCATCAAGTAAAGCTTTTACACTATCTTTAGTAAGATAGTCATCAGGAAATTCAATAGTCTGAACATCCTCTTCATCTTTGATTATTTTTAGTTTCATTAAAGGCTCCTCTTCATAATCGATTGTATCAATTTGATTATTAGTAAGTTCAATATATTCACTAGTATCTAGTGAATCTGCAAATTTCATTGCAACAGGAAATGATACATCATTAGCGGGTTTGTTTACAGGAGATATTTCTCTTCCAATGAATGTACCTAATATAGCTACAACTGGTTTATTATCTATGACTTGGCCAGGATAATGTTCACACCATTCATCTTTCATACGATCCTTGCCACAATGGCTGCAAATCCAAGCATCTGAAACATGGCCAGATGAGAAAGTTAAATAGCGCTCATCAATAAATTTTTCTATTGCACCTTGATCGGTGATAGAAATATCCCCCATAAGAAATCCAGTACCAAACCATTTAGGATTAGCTAGTTTCTTATAATCGAGTAATGCCGAATAGATAAGTTCATGATTACCTGATTCTATTTTGGATTTAAAATCATTGTAAGATCTTAAATCTTTGAAATCACTGACATAATCACGTGGTTGCCACCAGACTTTCTGTACACGACCAATAGGATCTCTATAGTCATCATGATGTACCTGTACCGGACGTTTGAAAGGATTGGTCCAAGTATCGACACCAGACTTCTGTCCTTTTTGAGGATAGATTCTTCTGTTAATCATTCTATCAGAATTAGAGAATGGTAAAGTAATTAAAAGATCGCGTTTACCAGAAATAAATTCATCTTTTAATTTGTTTCTAGTACTTTTATCTACGGAAGTTAATTCGTCTGGGAGTTTGATCTTATAGGCATCTGTAAATTCCAATTTATCATTGTCTATAAGTTCTTTAAATTTTAGAAGTTTCATTATTCTAATCTCCATATAGTAGTCTTAGCAATACTCTCTATTGAGAATGTGCCAGCGCATTTTGTATGCATATTAATAACATAATCTTTCCAGGCACTTAATTTATCAGGTTTGATATCGAAATCGCAAGTAATTGTTATTACTTCTCCAAGAATTTCTACTTCAAAGTCTCTTCTTGTTTTTGGACCTGATCTAGTACCATGTTGATTTGATGGTTTTGCTTTAGCCGTTGATACTTTTTTAGCTTCGGCAGCTTTAGTTTTTGATAAATCTACAGCCATTTGCGCATCAGCTTCAGCTTTAATTAAAGGTATTTGAAACATACTCATAAAAGTTCTTTCATAGTGTGCTTCTGTGAAAGGCTCCATTTGTAATTCTTGACGAGCTTCATCTATTGTAATCAAGTTAGATGACCATTTCTGGATAATATGATTTTCATCAGCCCGGCGCTCTTCTTTATCAATCGTACCAAAACGAATCTCCACTTTGTCTTCGCTACTATTAGAATCAAAACCACCTTCTTCTAATAACTCAGCTATAATATATGTATCAATAAATCTCTTTACAACAAGAGACATTGCTTCAATATCAGCTAGCATTGATTTTGACATAGAAGAAGCAGTCGATCTGTTTGCGGTATCGCCCATACCAAGATCAATAGGAGACATTGCTAGACCAGCAAGCACGCGATCTCTAAAATGAGTAAGATAATAATCTATTCTCAAAGCTTTAGATTCAGAGCCAACTGATTCAACATTATGTCTATGATCGCTAACGATAAAACCACTACTAGCCATTTCTCTAATCTTAGCCATTACTCTTGAGCTCTCTGAAATACCATCGGTAGTCATACGCTCAGGCATAGTATCGGTACCAATTTTATAATGGAATAAAGGGAATAGATTAGTTTCGATTAAATCGATGACGTTCTCTTCTATACGACGCAAAATTCTAATATCATCTAGTACAGGAACTATATCAGGAGTACCTATTAAGAAGCCTGGCTTTCTATTGTTATAGATATGAATAATATCAGTAGCTGGCCATTCGATATCATTTGATGCCACTGTACCTTTTTGTAAAACACGATTCAAAGTACCATTTGCATTGATTTTAAATTCACAACGATCAAGTCTTATAATAAAATATCCAGCTATAGGCTTTTTCATTCTTCCGCCAAGCTGTAATCCTTTACCGCTACCAAAATCATCTCTGCGTACTTTTAAGAGCATGCAGTTGTTCCATTTGAACATATCAACAAACATCTCTTGTACTAAGATACTCCATGGTTTATTAGTAGCAATTGATATTTCTTTTATTCTTTTTTCAATCCATTCTAGTGCATTTTTATTTTGGCTAGAAAAAGTATGTCCTGCCGAAAGTATTTTATTAGTTTTCTTTTGGACTGCCTGTTTAAAATAGCTCTCAACGTCTGCAACGATGTTTATCTGTTCCAGATCGTATTCTGGTCTTACCCAGTTATGGCGACCAAACTTATAATCACCGTTGACTTTCGCATTTAAGTTCTTTCCATAGAAATAAGCTGATGAGAAGTCTTGTGTAGTATTCTTTTTATCATCTGATTTATTCAGAAGCTCAATTAAGTTTTTATAATCATTCATTATATCTTCCTATTTAAATCTTTAATCCAACCATCTAGAGTTGTATTAGATTTAAGACAAGGTTGTGTATTAGAAATCAATGTATTATTTAGTGATACTGCTACTTGTTGACCATCAACAGATAGATGTACTCCAGGAAAAGTTTTTGCAAGTATATTATTATACTTTTCTGGATCACTTTTCAAGTCATCACAAAACGAAAGATTACCATTTTTTAATTGAGATATAATAGATATCAACAATAAACACAATTGAATCATTTTAATAATATAAATTATAGCTATAAGGCTTTCGATTTGAACAATTAAGCCGCTAGAAGTTAAACCCTTTAACGCAGCTAAAGCATTATCAAGTTTTGTTTTTAGTTCCTGCATCTCTCTACGTACATCAGCAATTGGCACTAATAATTTTGATGTCCAATGTGCTTTCGAAAACTTAGAATCAGCTATTGCACTTGGTATTGTTACGACATTAAAATCAGTACCAGTATAAAAAGCAAAAGGATCCTTCTCTTCTTCAGTACCAAAAACGACTTGTTGATTATTAACATCTAATCCATTCTCGTTAGAAGACACAGATCTAAAATTATTAATTATTTTCTGATCTATCTCTACTGAAGTAGTTTTTACTTGTGCACTTAAGCCGTTAACAGCTTTTTCTAAATCAGCAATTGTTTTTAATGCACCAAATAGACATTCAATAGGTGTCTGTACTATATCAAAGGCTCCATCTAACAAACTATCTAATATTTGTAATACTGCTTGTAATAAAGGAGCTAGTAATACTGTCCAATCAAAAGAAATCTTAAGTAAATTGGTTTTCTTTAATTGCAGAGCTAATTTTAATGCAGCTAATAGTGCTATTAGATCCGGAATACATAACCAGCGTAAATTATTTAAAAGATTACACAAATCCTCTAATAATAAAGATGGATCAAAGCCTGCATCTAATAAATCCAATGCGCGTTTAAGTTCATTAAGTAGATCGAATATCGAATCAAATATATTAAATGGCATCATTTGCCATTTAAAATTTAAACGTAAATCACAATCAAAGCAATCATCTAAGTATTCGCCAAGATTATCACTACCAGTTAAATCAGTCAGTTCTTTTTTAAACTTAACATTAACAAAACTACCTAAGCTTTCTGTATGATTAAAACCATCTACTTCTCCAGCAGATTCCATATTATTAATTTGAGTAGTAGAATCTACTAATACTGCTTCACTTGTATTAAGAAATCGATTCATGCCAGATAATGGTTTCAGACTCATAACTTTGAATGCTACAACATCTTCCGATCTAGCAATCTCTTCTTCATAAGTTTGCACAATCATTAGTAGGTCTTGATAAAGAGATTCATTATTTTGATTAATTTTCATATGAATCCTCACTAAGATCTATTAAGTCTTGGAAATCACCAATGATATCATCATCATATAAATCTTTATATAAGATTGCTTTGTCTATTGCTAGAGTAAGTGCTTCATCCAAATCTATATTATCTTGTATTTTTGATAAAACAAAATTAAATTCTTCTCGCGTAACAAAATCTCTTCCTATCTTAGCGTATAGTATTTTATACTGCTGTTCTAATTCTTTAGAAGCAGATTTGTTCTTACCTCTTCTTTTTGCAGCTTCTCTTAACATTACCAATTACCTTTAGAGTACTCTCTACTCTCTTCAGCTTCTAATGTTTCTAATGTTTTAAGAGCAGTCTTATACATATCAAAAGTAATGGTATCTGTCTTTTTTCCAAAAGAGCGCTTTATGGCTTTCTTAACTAATATATTATCAGTTTTAACTCCATTTAATTTATGCCGTATCTGCTCATGAGATAGATTCACTTCTTCGTTAATACTATCTTCTATTGTTTTTATTCTAGCTTTCATTACTTTTATTTCTGCAATCTTTTCTTCAAGAGCCTTTTGAATGAATTTTACATCTTCAAATGTTAAATCTTGCTTTTGTTTATGTAACAGACTCTTAATTAATATAGATTTATCTTCTACTTCATCAATTTCATATTCAGTTACAGAAACAACTTCTTCGGAAAGTTTTATAGAATTAGGATCAACTTCAGATTCGAGTAATAGATTAGTAAAAATACTATTCATATCCAGTTACCTTCACTTCAGTAAAGTATAAACGTAAACTTCCAATATCTATAAAACCAACGGAACTGTTTCCAGGTACATAAATACGTACCCAGAATGGATGATACTGATGCGTATCAGCGCCTTCTCTATCTCCGATATCATCTAATGGAATAGATTCAGCAGGAAGTACCAAATCCCATTCTCTTTCATTTGGTTGATCTTGACCGCTGAGAAATTTGACATAAACGCCATTACTATCATCAGTAAGATATCCAGTCTTTCCGTCCTTACTATCTAATACTAATAGTAGGTCTCTATAATAAACAGAAATATCATCATTTCTGACATATAATAATATATCTTTAGCGCCGCCTTTTAAACCATTAATTGCTGATCTAATTGGATCGCTAGAGATAATGTTGAAATCTTTATCGTAAAATTTTAGCATGATCACCTCAGTGTGTTGCCTGACTGACTAGTATAACCATGATTTTTTTGATTTCCAGTAATATATGCAGTATTAAAAATATTTCCGCCTAACATTGCTCCTGAGCCGAATAATATCTGCTGACCTTCTTTAGATCTCATCTGTCTAGAGAAAGTCATACCATAAGTCATAGCTTTGACCATTCTTGGGTCCCACTTACCTTTTTTTCCTGCGGGAGCATAAGCAGCTTGAGGTTTAAAAGCACTCTTAGAAGAGATGGGATTGTACACTACAGGACGATTATCGGATATTAATGATGCATCACCATAATGCATTGGATCTGTAGCGGCAAAGTTCTTACTAACTCTTCTGAAACCCTTTGCTGCAGTAGCAGGCGCCGGACCACCTAATTTAGTACCTATATGGCTAGTAAAACTTCTTGTCGCGGCAGGAGCACCTAAAGCTAATCCAAGCCCCACGGCACTGGCCCCTGCTATACCAAGAAATAAACCGCCAGCATTAGGATTGTCGGATGTAGCCATTGCGCCTCCGAGAAAAGCCATACCGCCGAGAGCTATAAATGGATTATAACCAGCACTTCTAGCAGCAACTGGTGCCATTTTACTAACTGTTTCCGACAGAGCAGCAGCTCCAGAGGAAGAGCGAACAGCTCTAGCTGAAGACATTAGAGTTTTAAACATTTGCATTAGAATCCCCTTCTATATTTACCAGCGATATCTCTTTTAGTGAGAGTGAGATTATCGTAATCTGGGTCATAGTTATGTTTTTGTTTAGGTGCATTATGAAAATGATCTTTAGTAGTTTCTTGTGCAGAAGAAAAATTAGCTCTAGATGAAGTGCTTCTTGTTCTTAGCATATCAGGTACTGCAAGAATCTGACTTTGATGCTCTCTTTCAATTAGATTAAAATCTTCGCTAACTAATACTTCGCTAGAAGTATTAGTAGTTATTGCATATAAACCATTTTCAATTGCAATACCACCCACAGCTAGCATCAAAGCATCTAATCTGTGGTCACCTATTGTAGAGTTTTCTGGTCCATATATTGGATTACCATTTATTTTATGTGTTTTTAAGACAACATAATTTAATAACTGTTTCACTAACACATCTTCATTTTCAGGTATCCAAAAAGCACCAGCACCTTTACTTCCGTTATCTTCTATAATTCTTCTAGTCTGCTCAACTAAGAAAGCTTTAGCTGCTTTCTTGAATACAATATTATCGGCAGGATTTCTTAATTCTAAATTCGAACCGAAATCAATCGATTTTAATTTATCTTTTAATTTAGCTGTCTCTGTTTCAAACAAATTCTTTGTTTTCTTAGAAGCAAGAGAAGTAGCTAATACTTGAATATCTTCAATCATAGTATGTCCATAACCATGGTCTGCATAGATATAGTCTGGTTTCCATCTTACGTTTAAAGCCATTAAAGATTTCTTCCACTTTTCTGCTCTGTTGCCTTCTGGAGGAACATTTATAGCATCCAGTAGAAGATAGATATCTCTAGAAGGGATATAAGCTAATACGACGAACTCAGTACCAGCAGTCTCGTTCCAGTCGATGCCAATGCATTTTATTATCTCTTGTGATGTTGCAGATATACCAACAGAATCGCGCCACCATATTGGATTAGATATATCTTCATAAGTAAATGATTTGCGTGCACGATGTACGTAGATAGGTTTAAATACACCATAATTCGTATCTATAAACTCTGCCATATACTCCGTCATCAGACCTTCTTTAGTGGTATCCGACAGAATACTTTTCTTGATCTTTTGCCATTGTGGTAGCACCGTTGAAGGTAAATGGTCTTCTTTCCAATCTGGAGACTGCTTACACCATTTATAGAAGAAACTTTGCTTACCAATAGGCGTAGAGGTAGCAATTAATATTACTTCTCCCTTTGTATCAGAAAGCAAAATTGGTTTAATAACTTTTTCTATTGTTTCCTCCGTAATAAGATCCATCTCATCAAGATAGATAATACTAGCAGATGAACCACGCATCGTACCACCACCAGACCCGTCATTCTTATTACCTACACCAGAAACGAATCCATTGATCTTAGTACCATTAGTAAATTGCATTCTGAAAGTTGGAGTTTTAGTATATAACGATGCACCAGATGTTTTATTAATCATACTTGCCAAGTCTGGATTTCGCTTTAATAATGCTTCCATTTCATTGAAAATTGTAATTAATTGCGTTTGGAAAGGCGTAACTATCATTATTTCAGGGCCAGAAATAATAGGTTCTCCATCAGTATTATTACCCTTGCTAGTTTTTCTGTTGAAAGCAAAATATAATAATTTTAATGCCATTACGAAAGTCTTACCAGAATTAGAAGAAACAATACCATTAGCAATAAAGTTATGATCTCCTAATACTTCTATATCATAGGTACGCTCTCTTCCTACATACGATATAGATTCTATCTGTTCCCAATATAATTCATTATCTTCTAGTGATCTATATGTCGCGATGAAATCACCAGGTACCAATCCTCTATCAATATCGATATATTTCTTTTGGTCATTTCTATATACTAATAAAGGATGATTAGAGGTGAGTACTAATTTTAATCCATTGAAAGTTTTTACTTCCCAAACATTCTGTGTGCCATTATTCCATAAATAGCTTACTTGGCTAATATCTGGTTTATAATTTTTCATAGTGATGATTTCATCACCAGGACGCATTTTATATATTGGCTTCCATGTACCATCTTTCATCATAATAGGAGTATTTTTGCTTAAACAACGTCGACCTTCCCTGACTACGATACGATCACTACTACAACGCAATTGCTCGGATTGGTAGGAACGCAAGTGCCACTCTTCATTATTATCATCAAAGCCAAATGCCAACTCGGCCCAAGCTACTGGATCTATTGCGGCCATTAAAACTTTTTGTGCAATAGCTGGATCTTTACCACTATTAACTAATTGGTGATATTTAGCTACAAGTTCAGGAGGCATATTCTTTGGTACAAAACTACATTTGATATCAAACTTATCAACCGAAACCATTTCATTTGTTTCAGGATCTTTAAATTTTTTATCCTTATATTTAATTAAATGCCGCAATTGACAGTTAACACACATTCTATGTACGTCTGTACGTATACCATATTCTTTGGCACACTCTTCGATTTCTTGATCTGTGAGTCGTGCTAAAGGATCTTGATATTCGACTCCAAACTCATTAGTAGTAAAGAGTTTCTTTTTTAATTTTTCAAAACTTGGCATAAATCCATCCTCGATATTTTTCTATCATGCTTTCTTACTATTAATTCTATTTCTTTGTACAAAGCTTCGGATTTAAAATCGACAATGACAAGGTCATAATCTAGATTCTTTTCATACAAAGCTTTTAAATAACTCTGAGTTAAAACCTTTCTCATATGTAAATATGTCCCATTAGCAGTACTAATTCGGGCATAATCAGGTTTTGCAATAATACGTTTCTCCCATCCTTTCTCTTGCATATAATTCTCTATATAAATTATGCTTATATCTAAGCATATTTTATCACTGAGTATTAATATTCTATGAGTATGCAATAAATCAAATAATTTTAACATGAAAGAATGTAGTCGAGACATGATTACTACCTATAACGCGATAGTTGATTGACATATGGTCTGTGTATTAAACTTGCTTCCTGTCCTAATGCACTACGTGCATTTAAGTGAGATTTTGATATTGCCTGCACTGCACGTGCACGCATAGTATATCCAGTCTGAGTCATAAAAGCAGACATATCACCTGAGGTATTTACGCCACGTAAACTCTGTCTACGAGCATAGCCTTCCTGGGCAACTCCTTTTACTACAGTATATGCACCATAGCTAATAGCAGCAGTTGCCGCTAAGGCAGTTACTGCTACAGCACCAGCAGGATTAGCCGCAACGAATCGCATTGGTGCAGCACCGATATACGCTCCTAAGAATTGTCCTGGCGTTCCAAATAATGCTCCACCTATAGTGGAACCAATACTAGCACCAACACCTCTCATCAAGAATTTATCTGGTCTAAGAGCTGCTCCAGCTAATCTTACCCCTGTTCCATATACAGCTTTGCCACCATATATGGTAGGCCCTGTCGTATAGGCCCATCTACCTATAGCAGAAGATATAGCAGCTTCTTGCGTTACGCCACTAACCGCACCAGATAAACCATCCTCTTGATAGCCCTGATGTACTAAATAAGCTGCAGAGCCTAGTCCTATAACTGATCCAGCAGCAGTTTTAGCTACATTACCAGCACCTAGAGCTTTAATGTTTTCAAATACAGTACCACTAGCTTTAGGATTGAATGTTATTGGCTTCGGTATCAAACTACCAGGAGTATGTACCCCACGCGCAATAAAATCATCACCCTCACCAAGAGAATATCTAATTTTACCATTATCCATAGTTAAATCAGGATCAATATTTCCAGTAGTGAACATACCTCTAGTGAGATAAGTTCTCAATTTAGACGATTGTGATAAAATTAATCCCATACCAAGTAAACTAAGCATTTGTTACATCCTATAATGACCTATTGGCGAAACGAAATAATTCTGCATTACCATATTCTGATGTTGAGCCATTTCTAATCTTCTATTAGCGGAAGTAGTTTTGTCAATAGCATAAGTATCAATAAATCCTGACTTGCGTCTATTATTGGGAGAATTGGTGTTTCCCATGCTATCTATAGCTAAATAATTATTTAATTTGTTTCTACTTCTCTCAATTGGACTCTTATTAACATTATTGCCAGACGTTTTAATTTGTCTAGCTAAATCATGTTGCATTGCACTTAATGCACTCTTATATGTACCAGCGGGAGAATTAAAATACTCAGGTTTTACATTATCACTAAAAGGATCGTAATGTTCAGTAATACCTGTTAATACGTTATTCCAGTTAGCAGGTAATTTCCCTAATTCTCTTGAAGTTTCTAATGCAGAGACTAACTCAATATATGAACTATTTTCTGCAATTTTAGATTTATTAGCCAAAGTATTCAAAGTAGGTCTCTGTCCAGTGGCTTCTGTTAACTGATAAAATGCCTGACCCCAACTACTATTCCATACACCGCGTTTTTGTGCGTATGCTGTCGCTTCCATTTTCTGTAATTGAGCATAGCTAATCATAGCCTCATCAGACTTACCATAAGGTAAGTGCGTAGCTGCACCTTCTTGTACTAATTCATAGTTCAAGTTACTGTTATCTGCAAATACAGCACCCATTAAACGTCCGTAAGACATGTCATTCGCAGAATAAACTATTTCAATATCATCAGCTTTTGCTAATTTCTCTGCCAATATAGCAGTAGCTTGTTCAGCATATGGTTGTGCACCACCAAAAGTTCTACCACCGTGTGAAAGCTCAGGTGCGTCCAAACCAGCAAGACGTAAACTAACTTGTCTACCCATACCAAAGAAAGATGCGATACTATTAATTAAACCTTTCTGCTGCAACACAACAGTGTCAGCATCTTCTGCACGAATTTTCCATCCACCGTCTAGTCTCATGGAGAGCATATTTTGGCCCTGGAGCCCTCTGTAGTCGCTTGAGACTGGAGTTCCGCCACCCATATATGTGTAGCCACTATTGAACCTGAAAATCGATCCTAGGCCAAATAAACCATATTGTGGGTCATAGTGCCTTATATGATATTCTTCAGCTAACCACTTCTCTCTTTCATTCAGTAATTCTTGATTAAGTAGTACTTGCTGACTTGTTTGGGGTCCACGGTAAGGTGAGCCGAAGTCAGTATATTTACTACGTTGTTGTCCAGCAATACCTTCTCCTGGCATACCTTCTGGCATTTTTTCTATTTGATCAAGAAATTGAGAATAATTATAGGTTAGAACAGATCTTTGCTCAGGTTCACTTTCTGCCATTTCGGATAATAAGGTAGCGCCAGCAACGGCACCTAATACTCCTAACATCTTTTTAGGAGCTATCTTTGGTAAATCAAAAGAAGGCATTCTAAAATGACTAGGCATTGAAATTCTACGCGCTCTTGGAATTATAGTATCTAAATCAGGTTTNAGAGCTTCTAACGCTTTACTTTCATATTCTTTTACCATACGTAATTTATCTAAATTATCTCCAGCTAGACCAGTAGTCATTGCCTTCCATTCTTGCCTTGGATCTAATTTAAAATGCTTTACATCATCTTGTTGCGAAAGCCAATCTAAAAATGTATTCTCAGAAGTGAATTTACTTCTATCTGGATAATTCATCATTACTTTAATTGGCTTGCCATCGTAATCAACTTGATCTTGTGCTCTAAATTTACCAGTATTTATATTTTGTACAGTAAAGCCTTGTAGAGCAAAATCTTCATAAGCTCTACTTAAACGTTGTATCAAAGACTTCTTATGCAGAGTCTCTTGTATTTGCTCTTGCATTGAGAAAACTTTTAATATTGAATTTAAAGGGCCTTCGCCTTTTTGAGCCAATCTCTGATAGTGTCTACCTCTTGCAGATCCACTATGTACTTCTTCAAGCACAGAAGCAATCTCTATGCCTTTAGTTAAAACAAAGCGTTCGTGTATTGCAGCATCTTCAAGGCCCTTGTGTGCCTCTTTGAGACCAATTAAATCAGTCATTCCAAAAGCTCTGGCATACATTTGCGAAGATAAATCAATACCAATACCATGGAAAGTTATTGGCCCGTCAAGATAACCTAACTTCTTACCATAAGAAGTTACTGCACGCGAAACATCCAATATATCTCTAACTGCTGTCTCTCCAGCTTTAGGGGTATATTTTTTATATGCTTGCCAAACTCCAGTCCAGTCTCCAGTTACAGAAGCAGCAGTACGTGCTTGTATTACTTCTTTTCCAGTAACATAAAATGGGTTTGGTGATCTAGTATTACGTGTTTCTAATATCTGTTTGAATACATCAGATGACTGATCTGCATCCATCTGAGCACCAATATGTCTAGAGTTGTGGACTATTAGTCCATTAGCAACAAATTCTCCGGTATTTGTCTCTATATCCCAGACAATACGATCTCCTACATTGTTTATAGATTTAATAGGAGTCCATATAATGGTATTGGAAATTGGTGTTATATCTATTAACTGTGATAGAAATTTATATAAATCAATACCAATTTTAGCAACTGGTTTAGACAATAAAATACCAGATGCATCACGATTAACTAATTTATTCAATTCTTTTTTAACAGGAGTACGAGCCCGTAACCTTGGATTTAAGTTTTTTACATATTTTTTCCATTTTTCCTTCCATTGATTTTCAAGTAATGAAGATGGTAAAACTCTTACAGGAGTTTTCTGACGACCAGATTTATTCAGGTCTTTTATCATGTAATCTAACTCTCGTAATTTTCTAGCTTTTACAAAGATCTTGTCCCTAAATAGAGGTGCCTCTTGTATTGGGGTTACGACGCGATATAAAACATGATATGAGTCTTTTCTCTTATCATCTACAATTACCATAGATGATAAAATACCAAATCTCTGTAATACTAATATTAATTGTTCAGCTAATCTTTTACTCGTAGTAGTATAATCAATACTACCAGATTTTATATTAATACACCCATCTCCATTATACATAGCTCCTAGTAAAATACCTAATTGTCGATTACTAAGTCTTAATAATTGGCTATCTAATATTTTTTCATAACTATATTTATCAGCTAGATTTAGTTTGGCTAATAATAATCTTGCAGGATTATTTCTTGGTTTTCCACTTTTGGCAACATATCTCCAATCTTTATTATTACTACTGGTATACTGATAATCATCGGATATTGATGGCAATATGTCCTGATATTCTTTTTCCGCTACAGAGATGGAGGGTGATTTTTTTGAAGTTTTGCAACCTTCGGCAATAAACCAACCAGCAAATTCTAACTCAACATCTGAGAATTCGTCACTTTCAGGAAGATCAAATTGTTTCATAGATGATACTAGCCAATCTTCTTCAGTAAGGTCTTGTGCTTTAAGCCAGCCACGCTGAGTAAACATTAAATGTTCTTTACTAACAATAATTGGGAGGCCGTGAGTAGGATGAATTTCTAGACATTTTTTTAAACCTTTATTAACAATATTTACTGGTTTAATAAATTCAAGTTCTCTATAACAAGAATCATTCGGAGTAGTGCCCAATATATTTTGTTCTGTAGATAAATCTTTTATTTCTACTATATTACCATCTTCTAATTGGAGAAGTGTATTTTCGCCAAGACATTCGAATGCAGTATTAGCAATCCAGACAGTCTTACCACTAAATGCTTGTGGAAGAATTTTTGTAATTACTTCTTCTATATCGTAAGTTCTTGAGCTAGGTACAAAGTTAATACCAAACTTACTAAGCATAGCAATACGTTGAGCATTATCAATAGCTTGCCCAGTGACATGCGGGAACATACCAGCATCTAAGTTATCTTTCAGGAATTTATTTTGCCAAGGCAATAACTTATTACTCAGAGCTATTGCCTCTTTTTTATCCGCTGGCTCTGGAATATTCAAAGCACTAAGCGTTTCTTTAGCTATTGCTTCATCCCAACCTGATACTGCTACTCTTTCCATTGTAGTTTTTGAACCAGATGCCAACTTAGTTACATCTTGCTCAATACCAGTAACTTCTCTGACATAATTAGGATTAAGCAGTAGTTCTACAGCTTCTCTTTTATTTATATCTACATATGATATCTCAAAAATGCTAGCAGGACGTAAGCTACTAGTTTCAGTATCTAAAATTATACTATTTTTGAGCATATCATTCATAGTTTAATCCTTCAAAGGTATTGCTGGTAAATTCTTATCTACTTCAACTTTCTCTTTTAAGACACGCTTTATTTCTTCTAGCTGCGATTGCAATCTGGAAGAATCTTTTAATTGGCCCTGTTTTTCTGCACGTTTAATCTTTTGTGTTCTAGTCTCAGCGAGTTGTTCAATCAATTTCTGTCTACGTTTTTCTAATTTATCGATAACTGCTAAAGCTGGATGTTCTTGAATCTGAAGTATTTCTTTTGCTGCTTCATCACCATTACCATTATCAATTATTTGAGTAACATCAATACGTAAGAAATCTTGGCCTTGTCCAGCCTTATCTCCAGCAGAGAGTATAATGGTAGCTCTGTTTTTATACAAGTCTATTAAACATAAATCATTAATAATACTCATCTCTATCGGGTTGTTTGGATCTACATTCAAATATTGTATGTATTCAATTGTTTTAAGTCTTATAAAGGTAGATTCTAAAACACAAGCATGGTTCATTGGATAATCTTCAAGAGGACCATAATCTATACTTCCATCATTTCTTGTACCCTCTGTAAGAGGACAGTGCGTAATAAATGGACATTTTTGTGGCCCGCGGCAGATTATAGGTGCGATTGCATATAAACCACTTTTAATTTTATTTATTTTTTTATTAACGCGATCTTTTTTCTCTTCTGGTATACGCTCCAAATATCCTTCCGGATAATCATCATCATTTATCAGTTCATTTAACAATATATCTCTTGCTACAAGACTAGTTTTTTCTTGCGACATTTAACAACTCGTCTATGCTTATTGGCTGCTTGCTAATAAAAACATGTTCAGTATCAGGATAATCTGTAATATCTTCAACTTCGCCAATGAATTCAAAAGGTATATTAATCATTTCCATAGTAGCAGATACTAAACCGCACTGCGCGTCCGCCACAATAGAAAGAAATGCTATATTACCAACAGTCTGTCCGTCTTCAGTCAATACTTTAGTACCAGTAATCGTACCATCACTAACTATCTTTAATCTCATAACCTAACTCCCTAAGTTTATCTAGTTCATTCTCTTGTATACTAAGTTTATAAGTCATAATACAATATTTGCATTTATGTCTTAATGTTGAATTATCATAAAAAAATTTATATCTGACTATATGATAATTAAACAAATTTTTATCTTTTTCCGCAAAGCGTGCTAGCTTTCTACTATTTTCTAAAAATAAATCTACATGCATATATACCTCACGCTAAGATATGAAATATACACAGATTATAGAAAGTCCTATTGGGGAAATTGGAAATAGGTAAAAAAAATTTTTAGGAATCCCAAATAGATAGAAGGTGGGGGAATTTAGGGGAAATAAATACAATGTTGAATGCATTAGAGAATTTATAAAATGTGGTAATAAAAATACAAAATTGAATGCATTGGGAAAATTGAAAAATGTGGTAATATACTAGGTCTTATTATTGATGCTACAGGTGGGCCTAGTAAAGATGCGAGCCCACCGGGGTTCGTAGGGAATGGCTTTTTTATTTATGGTGGATGAGTGCTTGCGGGCACACAAACACCTGACATGGGTAACGAGAGCATACCTCGTCCATGTACATTGTGGTATGCATTAATCCTCTAGAGCTACGGCTCTTCAAGGTACCTATGGCTACGGCTATAGGCAAGCCCTCACTGGTGACAGTGACTGCGAGCATAGGGTGCAATACCTATGTGCTTGGTATGGGGCTTGTAGAGATGGATTGGTGTGCGCTTTGGTAGTGCATGTGTGTGGTGCGATCACACTGTGTACTACATGGCCTTAGCGCAACCAATACTGACCTACAAGTATGACATACTACCGATACGCATACATACGTGTATGCCGAGGCTAGGTGTAGGCTACCTAGTAGAGGTCCTATCCCTCTGAATCAGTCTACTGCGGGCATACAGTTATATGTGACCCTGTTCCCTATGACGCCATAGGGTGTGGTTAGCCGCTTCCAGCATGTCTCAAAAGCGGGTGTGTATAGCATGCTCTATACAGAGGCTAGTATGCGTACTAGCATGGTCTGTAGAGGCCACTGTGCATGTACTGAGGTACGTGCACTATATCTACCCTTGTCCCAGCGGGTAGCTGGTATGGCTTGCTCAGCCTCACAGAGCCCTTAGCACGGGGTTGTGCTACCTCAGGTCCCATGCCTATGGGTGGACGGTACCTAAATCGTCCTGGTGGACAATGACCCTACTTAGTGAGGTCGTCAAGTGGGTGAGAAGCCCACATCCTTCCGGGCTTGTTAGCTGCCCTCCAAAGCTAACATAATCGTACATACTCGGAGAAAGCCATGTACGAAGTCGATCTGTTCGTGCAGAGCGTGATGAACGCTCTGTTCCTCGCCGGGGACCTGTCCCTGGCCTTCCTTGCCTCTCTCCCGCTGCTCGCGGTGGCTTGGGCCCACGTGCCCATGGCCAGCAACAAGGCGATCCGGGTGTCCAGCTCGCCCCTGCCCGTGGTGGAGGAGGGCGCGCATCGGTCGGCCTGCTTGGCCTACATGGCCGAGCAGAGGGCCGAGACGGAGCTGGAACGTCGCATCGAGCGGACCATCGCCCGCTTGTCCTCGACCCGCGGCCATGTGGAGCAGGAGTGGGTGGAAGCGGGCGAGGAAGGGGAGTGGAACGGCCTGGTCATCGTCACGGAG